TTTCGAAGTAATCATCTTCGATGAAGGCGATATCCCTGAAGAATTTAAGCAAGTTTGCTCGTTGAGCGAAATACTCGAACAAGCTCTCAAGGAGTGTTTCTGATGACTAAAAAACACACTGTAATTATCCACGCTGATTCGCTCGATCCTAATCCCAGTTTTGAAACTTTCGATTCGTTTGACGAAGCCCAAGACTACGCTGGTGACTGGGTCACTGCTGCCGTTCAATGGCGTGTCGACCACTCGCCTTATACTATCTCTGAAGAAGAACTCGATCAAATGTACGAAGAAGAATGGGCTCTTGTTGGGTTTTCTGAAAACTGAAACTGAGGAGCTTCGGCTCCTCTTTCTTTTACCTTGGACATTGCTAGACTGACTCGTATTTGAGAAGAATGTTCTCCCCACAGGTTTTAGTGTGTTGTTGGTGTAAAGTGACATCATAAAGTCATAATGTCATAATTTCTTTGTAAGTGGTTCTTTTTCCTTGGTTTCATGCGATGACATGGTGTTTAGCAGTTATGATAACTGTGTCTTCAATAAGACGTCGCGAGACACTTTTTCATACTGAAATAAATTTCTCACTGGAAATATACATTGTTGCGGTCGGTAAGATTTAATGCTATATTTACTTTGTTATGTCCTGGAGGATTAATTTGTCTAACGAAGTAACAACATTGGAAAGCCTTGAGTATACGCCTGTCGAACCGTCAGAATGTGGCAACTATTGGATAAGCCCAGATGGTAAGAAACATCGTCCTCTCTCGCCACGTCATAAAAAGTTCTGTCAACTGTATATCCAAGGAATGTCTGGAGCTGAAGCGGCTCGCCGTGCAGGTTTCACAAAACATAAATTTGGTGCGAAAGCGCAGGGTTCTGCTCTACTTCGCAGAAATCCGCTCATCCGCAATCATATCATCGACCTAATGACTCGCGAGCGAGAACGTGCCGCTGTTTCAATGGAATCGCATCTTACTGAACTTTCCCGTCTGCGCGATGAAGCCGCTGATTCAGGGCAAATATCCTCCGCTATTTCAGCAGAGATCTCTCGGGGAAAGGTGGCGGGACTATATGTAGAGAAGAAGGAAGTGACGGTCAACAAGATCGAAAGTATGTCGGACGACGAACTAAGAGCAAAGTTACAGGAACTAATCAACGGTAGCAACATAAAAGTGGTGGAACATGTATCAGACGGAGAAGAACCTTTATCAGGCGATGAAGAAGAATTTATCGAAGGTCCATTGGCAGAGGATCGAGACGGGAGCATTACAGCAGGGAGTGCCTGACGTCAACGCTTGTTATGGCGGTCATGAATTTTGGATTGAACTTAAATGTACAACCACTGACTTTGTCTCACTGACTCCTTTTCAAATTGCTTGGCATATGAGGCGAGCTACGGCTGGCGGTATTTCATGGATCATGGTTGCCGATTCAAAACGAAAAGCATTGACGTTGCATACTGGCAATTCATCACTCCAACTTTCAAAGCATGGGGTTTCATCATCAAAGGCATTCGAACATCAATACTTGATTGACTGGCCTTTGTTGTTGAGGCAGCTTTGTTTGACTGACCGACTGATTGACTGACCGACTGATTGATTGACTCGCGCCTGGGAGCGGTCACTAAATTGTTTATTTTGTACTTTACTTCTTCGTCTTACTATACTATATTATACTCATGAGTAAGGCGCGGTTGCCTTACCGCCAACTGCATTAGAAAGGACATTATCATGAGTGCAGTCGCAAAGAAGAAGGCTACTTCCCCAAAAGCCACTTTCCCTGGAGCTTCCGCTCAAAAGGCTATCAAGACTGTTGCTAAGGTCGCCGTTGTTGACCCAGCTGGCAACTCTGGTATCCCTGCCCCAGCTCCCAAAGGTTTCGATGGTCGTAAGGTGACACTGGTCACCAAAACTGTTCCTAATCGTAAACTGCCAGCTCAGGCGGTTATCATTCTGAACACCATCGAAGCTCTTGGTGGTACTGCAACGCAGTCTGAGATTGTTGGTGCGCTTCTCGAGAACGGTCTCAAGACTGTTCAGTCACCAAAGCGTATCTATACATTCTATCGCAAAGACCTGATGGAAGAAGGATACATCACTTACGCTTAATCACGGCGTGGGGGCAGTCAGCAATGACTGCCCTTTCATCATCCCATGTTATTGATTGACTGACTGGGCACTCCCTTCATCATCACTTGCTGCTCGTATTGATTGACTGACTTCTCTGAAACTCTGTTTCAGTAGGGGGCTTTGTTTGACTGACTCATTGTTTGACTGACTCTAATTCTCTGGGCGTTTTGCGCTTTTATTCCTGAACCTTTTTTACTATATTATAGGGGCGGTAAACTGCCGCTTAAACGAAACTAAAGAAAGGTAGAAAGTTATGAAAAACGTTAATACTTCGGCAAAGTTGCCTGTCCCTGCGGATTATTCTAAAGCTAGTGCGCTTTTGGAAAAGTTCGCCTCTAAGCCTTGTAAAGTTAAAAGCTGGTTTGAGTCTACTGAAATTTCTTCCACTCTTTATTATTTCGAAAATGGGTCTATTCGTGTTTTCCATGACCCCTCTTCTGAATATCCCTATATAACTCTGGAGTGGCATGGTGAAGGTTGTTATGTTGGCTCTACTATTTCTATGTCTACGGACTCTGATGTTGACTATCACATGGATGACGAAGCTCTTAATAGTTTGAGAGAATTGCTACTAAGCTAAATTTTGCCCTTTTATTCCTGCCGCCTCTATACTATATTATAGGGGCGGTAGCGTACCGCTTAATCAAACTTTAGAAAGGTAGAAAGTTATGAATATTCAAGTCTGTGATATTAACGAAGAAGTGGGTCATTGGTCTCCAATGCCTGGAGGCGGTCTAGAAGTTTGGGTAGGTGCGGACGCTTCCGACTTCCCTGAGTTTTTGGGAGAGCTTCCATCTATGGAATTAGCTCGTACGCCATGGAGCAACGATACCGAAATAGTTGTCGACCGTAGCGAAGATGACTATTATGTATATATCTGCCATCGTCATCCCACAGAAGGTGGCGACACTGGCACAGTCTTTCGCTATAACAAGAGCCCATTCTTCGTTTATAAATAATGGTCGGGGCGGCTTCGGTCGCCCCTTTTTCATACCTATCATTATCACTGACTGACTCTAATTTCTTGGGCGTTTTGCGCTTTTATTCCTGCCTTTTTTATACTATATTATAGGGGCGGTACGCTACCGCTTTAACTTAACTTTAGAAAGGTAGAATATTATGAATAACGCTAAACTTGCTTATAATGGTCAGTCTATTTCAGAAATGAAAGAAATTCTAAAAGAAGCTGGTCAAGCTCTTAGAGAATTGTGTGAAACTTTTCAAGCTGGAGAAATCGTTGAAACTCCGTACTCGGTCGTGTGGCGTGATTTCTATGGTAATTCTTTCTTCCGTGCTAACTATGAAGAAAATGTAACGCCTTGCGTTACCTTTGAAGAGTATGAGGATTCTGCTCCTAGGGGTATAACAAAAGGTTTTCAATCTCTGGGCGAAGCTAAAGAATATATCGCTAGCGTCTCTTCATATTTGTCTGAAGATGTCTTCTGTGAAAAATAAATAATAATTGGGGCGGCTTCGGTCGCCCCTTTTTCATACCTATCATCATCACTGACTGACTGCCCCTTCATCATCATACTAAGTATTTTTCTTCTATATGCATTCGCTCGCGCTCGCTCGGTAGGGGACTTTTGATTGTCTGACTGACTGACTGGGCGGTTTGGCAAAGTTAACTGATTTTAGTTAACGATGCTGCGTGTAAATTAATTTAAATTTTTTTCGTCTAGGGGGTTTACAAATAGGGATATACCCCTTATATTAGGGGTATAGCAATTACATATGAAAGGATAGATGCTATGACTAAGTTAACTTCAAATACCCCTAAGGCTACTATTTCTAAAGCTACTGGTAATGGGGCTACTATTACCCCTACCGTTGATAAGTCGTCAATCGCTAGATGCGGTATCCCCGCCCCTAGCCCTAAGGGGCGCAATAATATAAAGCTAGTACTTAGCCCTAATGCGGTTAAGCTACTATCTGAAAATAGGCTACCCGCCCAAGCGCATACTATACTATACGCGCTAGATCAGTTAGGGGGCGCGGCTAAACAGTCTGATCTAATTGAGTACCTTGATAGTAGTGATAGCCCTTTACAAACGGTACAAGGGGCTACCCGTATCGTTACCTTTTACCGTAAAAAGCTAATTGAGGGCGGTTACGTTACAGTAGGGGGTTAGCCCCCTAGGGGGCGGTTAACGCCGCCCCTACCGCGCCCTACCGCGCCCTACCGCCCCCGTACCGCGCCCTATGCGGTACGGGGTTTTCTTTACCCCCATCCCCCTAAACCGCAGCGGGACTCCTATATTTTGACATCAGATTAACACTGTTACGAGATGCGCCAAGAATTTTTGGATCAGGAACCTTCCACCCTCACCCCATAAAATAG